AATTAAATTTGCGCTAATTAAATTTGGTGATGCCATTTGTTATTATCCTCCGAATACTAGACTGTATCCTGTTGTTCTTGCATTATTGCCGCCACCGCCGCCGCTAGATGAAATAACTACCTGTGTAGCACTATTAGCAGTAACTGTTATACCAGTACCAGCAACGATAGATTGATATACAACATTTGCTGTTAGTCCAGATGTTTTAATTCTTGTTAGAGCCATATTTTTCTCTTATTTGATCTCTTATATTTATATTAATTCAAGTCTTTGTTTTTTAACGTAAAAACGTCACTTTTATCAATTTCTATCGAATATTTGGACATTTTTGGTCTATTCTTTCGCTTTTCTGCCTTCAATAGCATATTGGCTGCAACAACTAATAAAATAGCCAACGGATCGAATACAAACATCAATGATATAATTATTAAACGAACCGCCCTATCAATCGTACCCATATCATTTTTCTGATAAACCAATTCCGAAATATAACGTATAGGGCCTATCTCGGAGTTCTGTTTGTTCTTATCCTTTTGGACAACACCCATTTCTTTCGTCAGCTCAGATATTTTATTCTGAGATTCTTTAATATCTAGTTCTATTCGTTTATTCGGTAGATCTCGTTTTGCTTGTTGCTGCATTAGATTATCTAATCTCTTCTTTTCAATTTCTATTAGACTTTGTGTGGTACTTAATTTAGTCTCACTATCATATATTGCAGCAGAATCAGATGTGTAGGATTTTGATAAGTATCCAAATATACCAAGTGATGTGATAATTGATAATATAACTACACTGGAGACAAAGTACGTCTTCATTATAAAATTAATCTTATCCCATTGTCTATATACAAATGAAGCTGTTACCAATTTGCCTATTTCAAGAAAACAACCCATTACTATAATAGGCATAGGATTAGCTGAGAATATATGTGCCAATCCTATGATTGAAAAATATCCTGCTATACCTGAAATTGCTAAAGCTGTTAATAATAAAATTATTGCAAAGATCATACTACTTCAAATTTAACTGCAGATAATAAAATGTTACTTGTTAATTTGGTAAAGTTTGTGGTGTTGCCCCCAAATAAATTAGGTATTCCTCTAATTGGTCCAGTGGGCCAATTGCCAGAATATACTTCATTTAAAACGGTAAATATCGGCATTCCGCCATTAACTGCGGTATAATTATTTGCAGTTCTTCTATAATTTTTAAAGAAAGGTCCGCTTGAAAAACCTAACATAAAAAATCTATTTTCCGGAACAATAAATTGTGTTGTTATATTACCTGGATATAATGCTGCAGCATTTGCCAGAGGATAAACTAAATAATTGGCAGTAGCTATAACAGTATCGGTGTTGGATTTAAAATTTGTTTTATTTGCGCCTTCGCCGCCTATTGCTCCATATAAAGTTATTTCATTAGCGCCATCGTTCCTTGTAATAGTGCTCCATCTTGCGCCGCCGCCACCTACGTAATCTACGTTGCCTTGACTGACCGGCAATTTGATAGATTTGTGAGCATAAAACAATTGCCAAACTATATTATTTGTATCTGTTGTATAATCTTGAGCAGCTACATTTGATTGTCCTTCTGCAAGATACAGCCAAGTATTAGATGACCATTCTACTGTTGTGCCAATACTAACATTGGCATCACCGCTTAATAATGATAAAATTACAACGGGGTTTATTATTGTTGTTCCTCCCACTATCGATAATCCACCAGTTATTTGCATATATATCCTTGTAAACTTTATTTTAAATTCTTTATATGAGTTTTATGAACTCGACATTGAACTTGACCGTTGTAGTAATCATCAGTTTCTAGAACCCGTCGATCCATTTGTTCTCTGGCTTCTAAATAATTACATAAACCTTTATTGGGGCAAATATGAAGTATTTCTCTTATAAATTTATCAGCACCGTTTGCTTCAACATCTGCTTTAACTTCATCTGACGATGACCAATAGTCTCGCCAATCAGATTCTATCTTTAGTCTTTTTTTCTTGCCCTTGACTACTTTAGTTCGTTTGAACCAGAATAACTTTTTACCTATATACTTACGACCGGTAACAGTGTTAGTTATCAAATAAACATAACCGTAAGCATCTTCTGGAACAATCTCGAATGGAGAATCTTTATATAACCACATCTAAATACCAATTCTAAATTAGTATTTATATTACATAATCTCCCATACATCTCCGCCTTCTACGAACTTATCTCCATCATCTCGGGGCGGGACAAGGAAATAATCTTCGGGATCTGTCATTACATCTTCAGCTCGTTCTGTTGCTAGGCCGTTGCCCATAGCACCAGTTTTGTGAAGCATTGTTGTTTGTATAGATTTCTTATATCTGTGATATTCTGACTCGTCGCGAGCCATATATTCTTTTTGCTTTTCTGAGAACACTTGTTTATGTTCTTCTGTCCATTGCCTTGAATTGGCACAAGCCCGAGAGCAAAACTTCCCGGGCTTCTTATGTTCTGTCTCACATTTAGGACAGGTCTTCGTCTTCGTTGTCGAGGTCTTCGTATTGTTGGTCATGCTGATCTTCATCCATACCAGCACCGCAGAATGGACAGAATTCTACTTTGTAATACTTATCATCTAAGTCGTAATTTATCTTGAAGACGGCATCACACTCGACACATTCGTAATGTTGTTTCCTTGCCATGTAATTCCCCTTTTCTTAGCTTCTGCATCATATACTCTAGTTCTTAAATCCGATGAACTAAAGAAATGATCTCTTTTATTAAAATACAACTCGATTCCTCGTTTCATACAAATCTCTTTACCTGTAAATTCTGTATCTCTATATTCTTCACCAAGAATACGAACATCAATAGGCAAAGCCATTAGAATATCTTCTAACTCTTTTTCTGTTGTGTAAACGATAATTTCATCTACGTGCTTGCAAGCTGATACTTGAATCTGTCTTTCGATAATAGACTGAACAGGTTTATTTTTTGTTTCCCTATCAATCGTTGGATCAGATTGTATTGCTGCAATTAAGTAATCACACTGTCGTTTTGCTTCTTCAAGCATGACCACATGGCCTGCGTGGAAAAGATCAAACGAACTGCAAGTTATTCCAATTCTTTTAGCATTTAATTTACTCATATTAACTCCACTTCAATATTACATTTATTTAAAAAGTCTATGCCATCTGTGTTTCTATACTGATTGCGATAGAATACTTTATTTATGCCCGCCACATGAATTAATTTAGCACAATCAAAACAAGGGGCATGGGTAATATACATCGTTGCACCTTCACCTGATTCAGATGAACGAGCTAATTTACCTATAGCATTTGATTCGGCGTGTATAACTTCAGCTTTAGTCTTTAAACTAATGTTAGCGCCTTCATATTGTTCACCGCCATAATCAATAACGTATGTGAATTTTTCTTCTATTTCATCTTCACAATTATTGTCCCAACCTGCAGGTGTGCCGTTATATCCTATTGATATAACTCTATCATCTTTAGTTATAATAGCACCAACTTGCAATCTGCGAGCATGAGATAGTTTAGCATACCCCTCCGCCGCATTCATATGTGCATGATCAATTTTCTTCGGCATTCCATTTACCTTTAGGACATGATTGAAACTTAATCAGAGTCTTACCCCAAATAGCACAACCACATTCCTCACAAAATTTCGCACCGATTATAATTTTCTTATGTTCGCATTTGTCGCAAATTTCTCTGCGCTTATCCACATATGATATAGTTTCTTCTGTCATGTAGCACTTCCCCAAACATCATGCCAATCACCTGATAATGCACCTTTGGCATAATCTGTTGCTCTGTTCTCAAAGAAATTAGTATGCGTTGGAGCATTAATCATTTCTTCGACCCACGGCAAAGGATTCTTTTTACGTTTAAAGATTCCTTTTAATCCAAGACTAATTAGACGTCTATCAGCAATGTAACGAATATATTCCTTTACATCGTTTTCTGTTAGGCCCTGTATCGCGCCAGTTCGGAAAGACAGTTCAATAAACTTATCTTCCAAATCAACCATTTTCTCCGCAATCGTGTAGATCTTCCCTTTGAGCTCATCATTCCATATCTCCTTGTTTTCTTCTACGTATGTTCGGAATAATTTAATCATAGATTCTGCATGCTGTGTTTCGTCAACGATAGACCAGGTTACAATCTGGCCCATACCTTTCATTTTACCCATTCTAGGAAAGTTAAGCAACATAATAAAAGAACTAAAAAGTTGCATACCTTCTGTAAAAGCTGAGAAGACTGCGATGTGTGTTGCAGTAGAACTAGTGTCACCATTCCGAGAACTAATGTCAAGTACGTAATCATGTTTATCTTTCATCTCCTGATATTCCATAAACTGATTGTATGTAGTATCGGGCAACCCTAATGTTTCAATTAGATGACTATATGCTGCAATATGTAAAGCTTCTCTTGCAGCAAATCCCATCAACATCATACGTACTTCAGGTTGCGGAAAATAAGGCAAATAATTTTTAACATAGCCGCCAGCAACGTCAATATCACCTTGGGTGAAGAATCTAAAGATGTGAGTTAAAAATTCTTTCTCTTCTTTATTTAATTTCTTTTTCCAATCCTTAACATCTTCAAGCATTGGTACTTCGGTGTGTAACCAATGACTTTGTTCATGTTTAAGCCAAGCATCATATGCCCATGGATAATTAAAAGGCTTAAAAGAATTTCTATTATCTGTTAATCTGCTTTTAGGTTTAGTTACCATCGCCTACCCACTCTTTTAGTTCTTCTACAGTTTTGTTACCTGACATTCTTTTAACCTCAATATTTTCGTCAATCATAATTAGAGTTGGAACACCTCGAATGCCATATTCTGCGGCCAAAGCATTATTCTCATCCACATCAATTACTTCAATAGGAGTTTTAATGTCTGCTTTTTCTAGGTTTGTTGCCAATGCTTTACAAGGACCACACCATGATGCCGTAAATCTTAAAATCTTTTTCATTAGTTGTATCCTTTTTCAATATTCTTATCAGTGTCGGAACATTGTTTACATTCACATTCTGTACAGTTGCAACCTTCAGTAGAGCAACTGTGCCCACAATGTTGTTCGCATCCGCATTTACATTTATATCTGATATATCTTTCGTGTAAAAATTGTTCTGGCATTTTTATTCCTTTTCGTACATTACTGTGTTACTGTCTCCCAAAAACCATTTTGGGTTTGTTTCTACAACATATTTCTTTGTGCATACTCTAAAATCTGGGAATTTTAATTCTTTTGGATTGCTAGCTGCGTCTAAAAATAGACAACGATTGTTTGGCTGTGCTGCATATTGACCGTTGTCCAATTGTATAAAGTTAAAACTTTTGTGATCTTCAGGCCATTCAGCATAACTTGTATCTAAGATATTCATATCAGGAGAGGAATGATCTACAGTAAATAAATAGTCTCCGCTGTAAAAATTTTTATCCTTAGCATAGAACTTACAACTTAAATTTCTCATAAATGACTTTTGGATTACTGTAAAATCGTAACTAAAGCAATCCCAAATTTGAAGTGCGTCTAAATCTAAAAATTTACTTGTGTCTAAATTTTCTGTTCTAGATACAAAAGCATGTAGTGGTAATTTATCATACAAAGCACCATAATTAGGTAAATACGCCTCAATACGAAATGCTTGACCCCTGATACTTTTTAAGGTTATCCATATACAAGGTTCATATTCACCATGACCTTTTTCAAAATCATAGAGAAATTCTCTTCTTATCCAACCGTGAATTGGTGGTAAATTTGCTACTAGGT